TCTTTTCAATATCCATTTTAATTCTGAAAACAAATGGTAAAGAACCAATATCTGCTTTTTGATTGTTAACAAAGAATGGAGTTGAAACATTATCTGATTTAATTTTCTTTCCATATTCATCTTGTAATCCTGCATCATAATACACTTCTGCAGCTGAAATTAAATGTCTAATTGATAAATGTTTGAAGTAACTAATTATTTTGTTTAATGCTGATCTATCATTTGAATATTGATCCTTAAAATAGATTGTCATTTGAGGTGTTTTAATATTTTTAGTATAATGTATCAATTCTAAAATACGACTAACACCCATATTTGCTGATCCTTTAGATGCAACACCAGCAAAATGTTTTGTGTTCAAAGTATTGTGTACAATAACACCTGAATCAACCATAAATGTTTGGTTTCCTGGAACTGTAAAATCATATACATATTCGGTTTGATCTGGGGTGTAAATATTAATATCAACAATTTCATCCCAAATAACATCTGAATTTAATGCTTGTTTAAGAATTCTTAATTCGGTTTGAATCTTACTGGCATTTTCATCAGATTCAAAAATACTTACATATTTACTTAATGTTCTTCTACCAATTGATTCTTTCTTAGCCCAACGTCCATATGTTCTGCTTTGTCCTGGTAATGCTAAAGTCTTTCCACATTTTGCTATGATATCTCCAAGACCATTAATCTTATCAATATCATCAGATAAATTATGAGCATCTTCACGATTAGCATATTGAACAATAGCATTTAATTTTTCTCGGTGAAGTAATGATCCAATGTGTTTCTCATAATCAGGAGCATATCGAGCACTCATGGCTAAATTATAAATTGGTTGATCTTTAACAGTTTGAACTTTAATTGAACCAAAGATTCCAAAATAGTTAAGTAACAAACTAATGTCACTAATTAATTGTTCACTTCTGCTACATACTCTGATTTGTTTTCTGGTTTCATCAGATTGAAAATTCCCGTCTCCGTCAAAATATGCTTGAATTAAACCAGCTTTGAATTCATTAGGAGCTGTGAAGGCAAAGTCTGGAACACGTTTAACAAATGAACAGGCTTTGCCTTGTGGCTCTAGCAGAGCTAGAGACTCACCGGTACCCATTGTTTCTAGAATAAATTTAGCTAATGGTTCATGAATAAATTTAGTTGTAACACCCGGACCATATTCACCTTGATATCTTGAAACTTTAACTTCAGTGCCAAATCTAGCTGCTAATTCTGTTGTTTTATTAATAAATGTATCCGATATATTTGTGATACAAATTTGATTACTATTAATATTACCTTCAGCTAAATATGCGCCAATAAACCATCCAAACAGATTATCTAATAAACGATCTTTAATACCAATTTTAATTTTATCTTTAATAAAAGTATTTTCAATTTGCTTAGCAACTGGAATACGCATTCCAACTTGTAAGTCAGCACCAGTAATAGGTTCTACTGTTTGGTTCTTACGAATTAAGTGTGAATGTGATAATGTAGTTGTAGTCTTTCTACCACTTCTAGTTTCTACAGTCATTAATTGACCATTCACTGGATGTCTACTAACATGTGAAATTTTATTCCAATGAGTTTTTTCTTGACCATCAACCCCAATAATATAATATTCATTTGGTAATGTTGTTAAGTCTGTTTCCACACTATTAACATGACAGGCTTTGCCTTGTGGATCTTGCATTGCTAGATGCGCACCTGTATTAATGGTTAAATCTGGATTTGTTTTAATAATTTCATCACATAATTCACAAATTTTAACTGTTTTTAATTCGATGGTATTTGATGGTAAATTTTTAATTACAAATTTTATCTTTGTATCTTGATGGTTACTCATCTGTGATGTCGGCTCGCCAACATTTTGTGCCGCAATGATGCCAACCATTTCACCTGGTTCGACAATTGCTTTAATAAAGCTCATTTTGATTTCTTTCATCATATCATTGAAATTCTTTCTGGTTAATCCATATTCAAAAATACATTTGACTGGAGCCAAATATTCATTCAATGCAACTTCTAATAAAAATTTAAGATTACGATCATCTTGTTTCATGAATTTATCAGTTGGTTTTAATGAAGTAATTAATCTATTGTCATAATCTGATAAAAAGCTTTCAATAGCATCCATAATTTCTTGTGGTTTTAATTCAAGTGATTCTTTTTGATTGGAATAATCTTGAGTAATACGAAACAAGTTAATAGGCAATACAAATTTTTCTTCAAGTACTTTATAATTAATTAATGCATAAGCTTGTATTTTTCTCATTTCGTCTCTGAATGCTTTTAATTTTTCAATATGTTTATCATTAAAGTCATTTAATTCTTTACTTGATAATTTAGTAGCTTTTTCCAATTTTTTAATTTGTTCTGGACTAAATGTTAATTTATCAGCCAGAGTTTTATTATCCATTCCTAAAATATTTAATTGAATTTCTGTTTGGGTTGCCTGGTTAATACCATTCTCACCATAAACAGTTTGTACTATAATACCACGAGCATTTCTATTGGTACCATCGTATCTAATTGACAAGTCTTCAAGACCTTTAATTAATTGCCGTTGGATATACCCTGTGGTTGCCGTATCACGGACTTGAAGACCATTAGCTAATCCAAAGTTAAATGTTGAAGGAATTGTTAAATCATAAACTTTAGGATGATCTTTTACATCAACTAATTTAATTTCAGTAATTGGATCTAATACAATATCATTTAATGTTTCTAAATCAGCTTTTACAAATTTAAAATGATTTAATTCTTTAACAATATTACCTACAATTCCTGAAAGTGAACATATCATTGATATTTTATTTATTTCAATTTCGGTTTCAGCTATGATTTCATTTGAATTAATATCAAAATTTATATCATCAAATAGTTTAATATTATCAGGTAGTTGAGGTAAATTTTTAGTTACAGGAACAAAATCTCCAATATTAATTTCAGGAGTAAGTTTTTCCTTAAATTGTTTAGTTTCAGAATTCCAAATTAATAATGATTTTGATTCAGTTACTATTACTGAACGACCACCACTAGTCTTAATTTCATATAATTGTTTACCTGGATCATGACGAGTAATTGCTGAAATTTTACCCCAAGTAACATTACCATTATAATCAGTAGTTGGAATATAAATGCCATTACTTAAATCCATAATTTCCATATTTTGTTCTTTCATATATTCTACTTTATCAGGATTAGAATCTAATAAACCATCAATCCACTTACCAATTGGTGTGTATAATGGTTGCCTATTTTCAATAATAACAATTGGTGTTTCCCATGTTACTGATTTAATGGCTGTGTCAATTAGACCTTCACGACCAGCTGATGCATTGTAGAAGAACTCAAATCCTTTTAATCCAGACAAGAATGAGCTTTTGATAAAACCTCTAGCTTCTGGTGTATCATCATCTCTGTGCCAATAGACTAATGCACGCCCTTCTACCTTCTTCTTAATACGAGATCCTTCAACATTGTTTTGACCAAGTACACCAGAAACTTGTGCTACGTTAGTTGAATTACCTTTGGCACCAGATATAGCCGATGTCCAGAAAAAGTTAGTAGTATCATAATATGACATTAATATTTTACCAATATTTGCTTGAACTGAACCTAACTCTGCTGTTAAGTTTGCTTCAATGGATTCAATTGAGTTTTGATCCAAATCGTTTTCATATTGAGTGATTGCATATTTTGATTCTAAAATTTTTTGGTTAATTATTTGTTGAATTTGTTGATTCATTTTACTATCTACAACAGTATCCTTAAAACCTACTGTTTGACCTCTAATTAATAAATAGTTAAGAATTAATCTTTGGGAATCATCAATGAATCTTCTGGTTTTATTAGGACCAAATTTATCCCAAATAAAATGAATGATTGAATTTTTTGCAAAACTTAATGATGCCTTGTCTAAATAACCAGTTGTAAATTTTCCATCTACAATTTGGAAATCAATTTTATCACCTGATTTCTTAGTGTTGTTAATACCAGCTGGAATAATATGTGAAAAAACTTCATGACCTGTATATTCTTTGTTCATTTCAATTTCAAATTTGGTATCAGATGTTGTATTGCATAATATGTTAGCTACTTCCCAACCCTTAATTCTTACACTGGGATCACATAACATGTATGCACCCGATAAAGTATCTTGTTGGCAACCAATAATTGGACTTGAATCTTTTGTACCTACTATTTGGTATTGAACGTTTGCTATACGTTTGAGTTCATTTCTGGCTTGGATTGATTGTGCAAGATGTATATTCATCTCATCTCCGTCAAACATTGGATAAATTTGTGTTTTTATCATCGGTTTACATCACGATGAAGTTAAACTTCGATATCACCATATTGCTGTTTAGTGTTAGCTAACCACAATTTGGCTTGTTTAAGTTTTTCTTCATCTGAATCTTTAGAGCTTAAGAAAGCCTTATTATACAAAGTACCATTTATTTTGATTTGAGCAAATAATCCATTCGCTCGTTTGTAAACATTTGGTGGTAAATCTTTGACATCTTCTGATTGTCTCAATTTACCATCAATTGCTCTTACTTTATTGGTAAGTACTTTATTTTCTTCATATTGTTTAACATGTTCTTTGTCTTTTGGTTTATTATCACCCACGTGATAGTTATAACCAATTTCTTTTTCACATGTTTTATGAAGCTTTGTATAATGTGTTTCTCTTGCTTTAAGATTTTCTTTCAAACAGACTTCTAATGTTTCCACAGTAAAATTGTCTGTTCCGTGTTTTCGCATGTCTTCATATAATAATGGTATATCAACATCACCTCTTGTTGCATTAGATTTATGTCTTCTCAATCTACCTTCTGCACCATAATAACTAGGTGGTCTTTTACCATGTTTTTCATATGAAAATGCTTTACCGATGTATTTCATTTTATTGACTTTATTTGTTATCATATAAATAACTCCTGTATCTTCTGTTTCTTGCATTAGAGTAGGAATATTAAAATGAGTAACAAATAATTTCAATTTTATTCACAAATTTATCACCAGCAAATATTTCTATTTGCCTCTATACGTTGTTGTTAAATACTCAATGGTTTTCACCAAAGTCGTAATAGTAATTTAACCCCGAATATAGACACCATCACTGGTGGGATTAGACTATACCTTAAGCCTAACAGGTTTTAACCTGAAAGACCCACTTCCGTCTAGTCGTTGAACCTTTTGCTTCCATTTTATTGGAAGCCATTGGCTGCGGATTGTCCCTGGAGCTTTAACTCCAATTCTATACATTATTACCATTGGGCTTAAAACATATGTTTCAAGTTGCTCATCTTACGACTTGCAAAGGGCTATTAACCCTGTTCCTCTCAAATGTCACCATTAAAGAGTGGTAGTATAGAACTTTATATTTCTATTTCGTTTTTTATTTCGTTATCATAAGATTCATCAGATGATGTATATTCAGAACTAGTGGATCCAAAATAATCCTCCAGTAAATTTTCACATTCACCTGAATCATCATCATTAACTAAATACTTCTCATAATTAAAATCAGGAATATCAATGTTATTTTCTTCAGCAAACATATCAACAATTTTATAATGACTTATGACTTCAACATTATCTATTCTATTTTGTTTCTTAATATTTTCTAGACCAGTTAATGGTTGTAAATTAGTCCATCTGAAACAATGAGAAATGTTTTCATCATACGAAAGGTCAAATTTTGAACAAGGAATGACATGATCTACATGCCAATATGTTCCGTAATTATCCCAAGTCATTTGTTTTGTAAATTTGTACTCTAACCATTTTTTTAAAAACCCTATATCACAATCAAGATATTTAACAGTTCTATCTTGTTTACCATTATGATCTTTAAGAGCAAGTCGAATTCTTGTTCTACAAGATTTTTTAAGTCTTAAAATTGGATTGTGATGATTTCTGTTATTTTCATGATTTCGAATGTGTTCTCGATTTGACTTACGCCAATTACGATTATTTTCCATATAAGTATCTTTATTATCCACATAATGTTTCTTGTAGTATTTAGCAATTTTCTCCTTATTTGCTTCATAATACTCTTTGTGGTTTTCAGATACTTTTTCGTGATTATTTTTTTTATAATCATTACATTTGGAGTTATAACATTCTTTACATGTAGGGCGGTTTTTAGTACAATTTTCCAAAGTTAATACTTTTTGACAGTTAGAACATTTCTTTGTCCCATCAAAAGTATTA